CCGCAAAGCGCTTACGCAGTGTTGCCAGTTCCGTTGGTCATTCCGCCTCCGGATGTTAAATCGGTAGTGCCGATTCAAATTGGGCAAGGTCGATAATGGACGCCGTAAAACGTTTGTGGCAACGCATGCTTTATGTTATTGGGCGTGGCCGAATTACATTTGTAGATGATTCGGGAAACGTTCAACTTGTGCAAATCAATTTCGGGTCGAGCGCATACCCTCAAATTGTAGATGCAGTACCAAATTTGATTATTTTTGGTCACACGTCGAACCCACCCGTCGGCAGCGACGCGGGAGTCGCGTTCATCGCTGGCGATCGCGCGAACGGGTATGTCGTCGGTTTTAATAGCCAAGCATTCAGGCTTAAAAACCTCAAGCCTGGCGAGTCGGCGACATACGACGCGCAAGCTAAATATATCAAGTTAGGCCTCGACGGAATCACGATCGAAGCTAAAAGTCAAAACGTCGTTGTTCAAAACGCCGCAAATGTGTCTATTACCGCGTCCGGCACGGTCACAATAGCCGCTCCGAACATCGCGTTAGAAGGCGCCGTGACCATCACGGGCGACATGTTAGTCAGCGGCACGATTATCGATCAAACGGCGAGCGGCAACGCCGCTACGCTAGGGAACTTGCGCGCAACGTATGATGAGCACACGCACCAGGTTGCGAACGTCGCATCTGGTACTTCGACCGCTACCACGAATCCGCCGACCCCGAGCATATGAGCGATATCAATACCGTATGGCAGCCGCAGATATCGAAAGGCGATTACGTCATTCAAGGCGCTGCGCTTCAATCTGGTGCGGACCTTTATACCGCTGTCGTCATTAGTTTGTTCACCGACCGGTTAGCCGATGTGGACGACCAAATCCTCGACGGTTCCGGGAACCCGCGCGGGTGGGCGTGCGACGAGTCGTCGGGGCCGCTGATAGGTTCGCGGTTATGGCTATTAGAGCGCGCTAAGCTGCCCGTCGATACGCTGCAACGCGCGCAAGACTACTGCCAAGAAGCCCTGCAATGGCTGCTCGACGACGGCGTAGTCTCGAAAGTAGACATTTCGGTGGCGCTGTTATCCAATAGCGGTGTGCCGAACGGGATTGGCATCACCATCGTGCTTTATCGGCAAGACGGCTTGAAAGTCCCGGCCATGCAATTCGATTATGTTTGGAAACAAGCTTTCGGACTTTCCTAGTGCCATTTCCTCGCCCCACTTTAACGCAACTCAAGCAGCAAGCCGCGCAAGATATCGCGTCTTCGTTGCAAGGCGTTGACGCGCTTCTTCGATTTTCAAATCTTAATATCATTGGTACCACTGTTGCTAACTTTGCAAATTTGCAATACGGCTACCTTGATTACATCGCCCAACAGTCGAATCCTTTTACAGCGACGGATGAAGCCCTTGAGGCTTGGGCCGCGCTTAAAGGCGTTTATCGAAAACCGGCCACTCCGGCGTCGGGCCAGATCACTGTCACCGGAACTCCGGGCGTCACGGTGCCTTCTGGCACAGCGTATTCTCGATCAGATTCGGTGCCCTACGTTTCTACTGCCAGCATAACGATCTCGTCGCTAGGATCGGCGCTCGTGCCGTTGACCGCTGTTCCTGATCCTTCCGGGATGACGGGCGCCAATACCGATACGCCCATCGGTTCGACTTTTGCGATCTCGAACGCCATTCCGGGGCTATCGTCCAGCGCCGTGTGTTCGACAGCGTTTGTTGGCGGGGCCGATGTCGAAACTGACGCCGCGCTGCGTACCCGCATGCTCGCGGCGTACCAAACCCCCGTTGGCATAGGCGGCCCGCAGCAGTATGTCAACGAAGCTTTAGCGGTGCCTGGCGTCACGCGAGCTTGGGCTTTGCGCAACGGCAGAGGTACGGGCACTGTCATCGTCTACACGATGTTCGATATGTCGGAGTCGGCATTCGGCGGCTTCCCGCAAGGTACGAATGGCGTGTCTTCGAGCGAGACGCGCGATACTGTCGCGGCAGGCGATCAGTTGCTTGTCGCCAACGCTATTTTTCCGAATCAACCGGTTGGGCCGATCGTTTACTCGTACGCTCCGGCGCAGCAGGTCGTCAATTTCAGCATCGCGGGTATCAGTAGTCCGAGTTCAGCGCTTACGGCAGCCGTGACTGCGGCGCTTAACGACACTTTCCTCCGCGTCGCGTCGCCGCTCGGCATGACGCTGAACTTGCAAGATATCGAAAACGCCGTGCAGTCTGTTTCAGGAACGACAGGATTTTATCTTGTCACGCCGGCTGCAAACGTCGTTGTCGCGGTCGGCTCTTTGCCGGTTGTTGGAACGGTCGTTTTGAGCACTTGACCGTGGAAGAATATTCATCTGATCTTTATGACTTCGGAACGGCTTTAGCGGGAAAGTTCTCTGCGAAATCGTACGCAGCGGCCCTTCAAAGTCTTTTGCCGACAGGCCGCGCTTGGCCGCGCGACCAAGACGCGAACCAATCATTGTTAATGGTCGCGTTGTCTCGGTCTTTTTCACGGAACGACGCGACTGCGCAGCGGCTTCTTTACGATGCGTTCCCAACCCATACCGCATTCTTGTTGCCAGAATGGGAAGCTACATTAGGCCTACCCGACCCGTGCTTGGGTTCGACTCCGACGCTAACGCAACGACAAGCATCCGTCACCGCGCGGTTCACCGCGGTCAGCGGGGATAACGTTGGTTTCTACCAAAGTTATATGACGGCGCTAGGCTACACCATTACGATTACGCCGCAGTCGCCGTTTCGCATGGGGTTCAACGGCATGGGCGACCCGATAGGCGATTCAGAATGGTTTTTCTACTGGGTCGTCACCGGAGCCGATGATTCGGTAAGCCAATGCGAACTTTTGGCGATAGTTCCCGCCCATGTTTCAATCATTTTCAGATAGAATTTAACTATGTTCCAGCCCGACAACGCAACCGTTGCATCGACTCGTCCAGCCAAACTTCCGGCTGCTACGCCCGGCTGGTTTACCGACGGCGGATCGACCGTGGCGCGGACGATCCTGAACTCGGATTTTATGAATATTTTGGTGGCCGAACTGCTAAACGTTTTGGCTGCTGCCGGCATCTCCCCTAACAAAGCTACCGATAACCAGCTTGCCGCGGCTATTCAGCAAATCGCAGCAGGCGGCACCGGGGGCCAAACGGCGACGGAAGCGCAGTATGGCGCAACTCGTCTAGCCACTCCGACCGAAGCCGCGGCGCATGCCTCGCGCGTGCTGGCCGTTGACCCTTATGCGTTAGGTCTTGCGCTGGCGAGCTTGCAACCTGCGAACGGCGCTAATCCCGCGCTTTCGGTCGGTTCTGCTTCAGCGGCTGCTGGGACTATCGGGTCACAAGGTTACACAGAACGATTCGACGGTTCTATCTCTCAGTGGTTTACGGTTCAGCTTGCCGACACTGGCGCCGGAAATATTACGAGCGGGCAAGTAGTCAACTACCCAATCGCGTTTCCGAACAAAATTATGCGGGTTCGGGGCACAAACGTATCTGCGTTAGCGGGGCAAACTTCAAACACGGTTGCTGCCGTACTTTTGCCAGAACTCTTGAATTTGTCTTCTGGCCGGTTTTCTATTCACAATACAGGGTCTACGGGGACTTTGGCGTGGATGCTTATTGAACTTGACGGTTCATGATTTAAGGGATCGAAATGCAAACTTACTACGCTACCGTTCGTGACACGCAAGGCGACGCGCTTACTGGCGCCACGGTTACTGTCTACATGGCAGATGGTGTTACGGTTGCGCCTAGCATTTACGATCGCCACGGCGCAGCGCAACCAAACCCTTTGCAATCTGATTCTGCCGGCGAGTTCGCCGTAGCTGCCCCGGACGGAACTTACGTCATTTCCGTTCAGACACCAGGAAATGTAGAAAATCGAACTATTGTTTTGCTTGATTCGACTGCGCTGGTTACTGCGTTGCCGATTGCCGTCGCTTCAGCGCAAGCCAGTGCGACGCTCGCCCAAAATGCCGCCAACGCCGCGCTAGCCAGCGGTCAGCTTTATCAAACAACCGCCGCCGGCATCACCGCAACGAATGCGACCACCAACAAATATTTTCTCGTTATTTCAACCGACGGATCAGGCGCATGGTATCTGTGGCAAAACGTATCAGGCACTGCGACTGCGGTGCTCGATATCAATGGTCAGCAGGTGGGTATTCCGGCTGCAGCGGCGATAATCGGGATCAACAAGGTCATAGCTCCGCTGTCTTTTTTTGACGATGGTTTTTGGAGTTCAGTCTTCCTCAGCCAAAGCGGCAACGGTGCTGCCGGCGGAATCGATCAGGTCGGCACACTGTGGTGGTCTGTCGCTCAACTCTTGCGTGTCGCTATCGGCGATGCTGTCTTCGGCGATACTGAGATTTTTTTTCAGGACACGAACTACAGCTTTGCCGTCGTCGATAAATACAACACGCCGATTTTTGGCGTGGTAAACGGCAATCTGCTTATCTCGACGAACACGAACACGCCGATCGATCCGGCTTTAGTTGCTGCCATCGACGGCGAAAATCTCGGCCGCTCGGCAAAGATCACGCAGCGCATAAACACCAGCATTCAGCGGCCGACCAGCAAGTATTCCCTGGCGATCATCGAGGGTCAGTCCTACGGCTCCGGCTTTTGCGCGTGTCCGCCGCCGACCACCTTGAATGCGTTTCCGACCCTCCTAATGACGGGCGCATCGGTTCGCTGCGCCTCCGGTGGAAGTGGCTTTACTCCGATCGGATCATCGATCCTGCAACCTCTCGTCGGCACGATGGAAAACGTAAACACGAGTGCAGTTGTTTCAGCTTCCGCTTACGCCGCCGCACCGGACATCACATCGCAGGGCGAAACGATGTTGACTGGCGCGCTGAAGCAACTTAAACAAATGATCAACGATCGCCTCGGCGTCACGGACGATCCGACGCGCTGCTACATCGCTCAGGATGTCGCAGTGGTAAACACATCTATCGCGCAGTGGCTGCCTGGCGCATCGAGCAATCTCTACCCTCGCGGCACAGCAGGTGTCGCGCTGGCGAATTCGCTGGCGAATGCGGATGCAGGCTCTCTGCTCAACGTGGTCGCGCGGATATGGATTCAGGGCGAAAACGATGGGGGCGGATCACAGGTCACCTACGATTCTAATCTCACAGCGTATCGCGCACAGCGCGACATCGATGATGCAGCGACGACTGGGCAGACGCGCCCAGCGCCGTTTTTTCTGTACCAAGTCGGAAAGCAGGCTTTTTCCATGATGTCGATCCGTATGGCGCATTGGATCTATAGCTACTCGACGCCTAATACATATCTATTTTCGCCCGTGTATTTCGTTCCCGGACGGAACAACCATCTCAGCGGTAACGGTCAGCGTTGGGTCGGGAACATGCTCGGAAAGGTCATGTACCGCACGCTGATCCTCGGTGAGCACTGGGAGCCATTGCATCCGCTAAGCATCATGTCTGGCGGCGGGAACAGCATTATCGTCGGCTTTCACGTGCCGCAGCCGCCGCTGCGATTTGCGTCGCCGTTCGACGCGACCGTCAATCCGCTGAGCTACGTCGATCAGGGATTCACGATCGCTGACGACGCCGGGACGGTAACGATTACAAGTGTGGCAATCGTGGGTAAAACGGTGCTGCAAATCTTCTTCAATCGGCCTTTGACAACGAATCCGCAACTGTACTACGCCGATGGCGCGCATGACGGCGCCGGCTGCGTGCAGGATTCGGATTCGACTGGCGCGGTAGACAAATACACCTACAACGCGGGAGCAGGTCAGGACGCGGTCGAGAACATCGCGTCGCTGGTCAACAACACTTATCCGCTTAACAACTGGCTGATCGCATTTCAGTTGCCGATTCCTTGGACATACTCCGCTTGAGGACTTACCGATGACGCTCGTAATCCGTAATAACAAAATCGTGGTTCCCCCCAATTCGCTACCGCCATTGACCGATCGGTTTGTGGCGCTGCGCTTGCCAAGTCTGGTCGGCCTGTACGTTTTCGAGGATGTTTCTGTCGGGTCAGTGTACGCAAAAGCGACGGATATTTCCGGCCTCGGCAATCATGCGATTTTGCGCACGGCTGCGGGATATAGTCAGCCGCTCGGCACCACGCAAGGTGCGGCGTTCACAATGGCGCCCCTCGCGGCGGCACTTTGGGATACTCCGATCGCCAGGACAGACGGCACGACTGGATACACGCAGATCACTGCATTTCAACAGACGATGGCGAACTCAGGCAACACGCCAGGCGCGTGGACCTTCATTGCGATGGGCAACAAAAATTGCCTCGGCCAGACCTCCTACAATGTACCCCCGAGCGGCTTGTCTTTTGGTCCTGATCTCGGGACCGGTAACGCAGATCGGTTGTTTGTGAATGATTTCAGCACTGACACGATCGGCACAACAAATACGTTGTGCAAAACCTACACAGCCAACAACCAGGCCCACATCCAGGCGCTTAGGCTCGATCCGACGAACAAGCTATGGTTTGTCGATGACGAAAGCGGCCAGATCGTGCACAACGGCGCGCTCAAGTCCGGATATGTACCCGTTGCGCCGCCCGGAAATTTCAGCTTCGGCATGGGAATCTGGAACGTTGGAGCGGCGCCCGTAAGCGGCGGATCGACGCAGTTTGCAGCCGCGATATTCAATACGCCTCTGACCGATGCTCAAACCACTGCCGCGATCAAAAATCTTGAGACCGTGCTTGTCGCGCGTGGTATCGCGGTCTAGTCAAATCGATGACAATCGCCACCGACATCATTAGCCTCGCACCTTAACTAGGACAATAAAAAGTGCAAATTCCAACGCCAATGAATTTTGACTTTGTTCGCTTAGGCGCGAACGATGGCGTTGTGCATATTCCAAAAATTTACCAAAGCGCGCCGTACTTGCAATCACTTCAAGTTACCGCGTCCGACGGTACGATTCGGGACTTCTCGACTTACGATGAAATTCTTTTGCAGATTCGCTACTCGCAAAACAGCGATCCGATTTTGTCATTATCGAAAAGCGGCGGTCAGATCAACACCGATAACCAGCTTTTCACGATAACATTTCCCGGTTCATTCACGAACGACATTCCGATCGGCAGCAACTTCAATCAAGCGCGTATTGGCGAGTTGCCTTTTGTCTATGACGTGCAGCTACTTCAAGGCGGTATCGTAGTCGAACGCACTTTTCAAGGCACCGGTTTCATTTCAATTGCAACTACGGAGCCGGTGTGACAGGCCCGTGCGTTATTCAGGTTGTCGAAGCGCCTTCGCCGCCGATCGTCGTGGAAGTGCTCGCCGTCGATCAGCCGGCCAGTGTCATCGAAGTGCAGGTGCCGGGTATTCCGGGTCCGGTTGGTCCTCCCGGCCCACCAGGACAACCGGGTAGCGGCGTCATTGCGACCAACATACCGACAACTCAAGCGCTGTCCAGCGGCGCGCTGGTGAACTTGGTTCAAGCGGGCGCGACTACGAACGTTCGCCTAGCTGACGCGAGTCTAGGCATTGAGGCTCACGGGTACGTTCTGCAAGCTTACGCACTGGGCGCGTTAGCGACCATTTACGATTCAGGACCGAACAATTCGCTAGGCGGACTCACGGCCGGTGAAGACTACTTTTTAGGCGTCGCCGGCATGGTCGCCTTGATGCCGTACGATGCGACAAATCCGGCAAACACCGGTAAGATTATCCAACCGGTCGGGACGAGCCTCAACACGACTACTTTGATTTTTTCTGTCACAACTGTTACTCATCTCTGAGGTGTCGCCATGGCCGTCGCAAACTACAAAAGCACGAACTCCACCGGTAAAGATACCAACGTTTTTGCTACGCAGGTTTCGGCGGGCGTGAGTAGCGCCGGCCAGATTCCAGCGCTGAATGCGAGCGGCGTACTCGACCCCACTTTGATGCCGCCTGGCGTTGAAGTGCAGGTTCGGGCTTTACCGGCTAGCGAAGCGCTCGCCGCTGGCGCCATCGTGAACATCTGGTCGAACGCCGGCGTTGTCAGCGTTCGCAACGCCGACAACAGCGCGCCAGGCAAAGAGGCTAACGGCTATGTGCTTGCGGCCGTAGCGAGCGCGGCAACGGCAATGGTGTACTTGCAGGGACCGATCTCCGGTCTTACCGGGCTTACTGTCAACACGGCGTACTATCTCGGCACAGGCGGTGCGATTACGACCACGCCGCCTGATCCTACGAACTCCGCCAACGCGGGTAAGCTCGTTCAGTACCTCGGTCGAACGGACGCTACGACTGAGCTGAATTTCGTTCCTGCGAATCCGACTTACCTGTGAGTCATGGCGAGCGTCGCCTTATTGGCGCTCCACGCGGACGGCAGCACGAACGTTCTTGCTACGGGAGATACGCCGTTGAATCTTTCTTCGGGCGGAGCTTCTGAAGTGTACGGGGGCTATCAACCTGCCGCGGTGTCGATCAGTTTTGTCGGCGGTAGCCCGTCTCAGCAAGGCACCGCGTTGGTTGTCGGCGGAACACCTACAACGAACTACACATGAGCGTTCCGACTTTAACGTATCAAGGCGCAATCGTTCAACGGAACGGAACTGCTGCTGCGTGGACGGCGGCAAATCCGATTTTGCTAGCCGGTGAACTCGCGTTAGAGACTGACACTTCAAAAATCAAAATCGGCGATGGCGTAACGGCATGGACATCGCTCGCATACGGAGGAACTGTTGGGCCTCAAGGTCCAACTGGGGCAACCGGCGCAACTGGACCCACTGGCGCAACTGGTGCAGCGGGGTCGCCGACTTCCCTAGGCGCGGTCGGTTCGACGCCAAATGCCAACGCCGCGTCGATATCGGGAAGCACGTTAACTTTGCAGCCGTCTAGCGGGTTGTTTCCTGGCGTGATGACGGCTACGCAATATAACAAGCTCGCAGGGCTAGTTAGCGGGCTTAATGGCGTCATTGACGTCACTCAGCAGGGGACAAACTCGGTACTTCCGGGTAACACGGGAGCAGCCAACAACACTGCGCTTGCTGCCATCATGTCTGCCGCTGCCAGTGGGTCGGTATTATATTTTCCGGGCAACTTTTACCCTTTCGCGTCGAACATTTCAGTTCCCGGAAAAGTGTTCGTTTTCCAAGGCGCGCTTGGGGGCGTCAACGGAAATTTGACCGGTTTTGAATGGACATCAAATGTCGCGGGCGATCTCATCACGCTCACGTCTGCGAATTACTACACGCAGTTCCGAGACATCCTATTTACGACTAGCGTTGCGCAAACCACCGGGTCTGTCGTCAACACCAACGGTAACGCTTACATCAATTTTTACCGGTGCGCGTTTTCAGGACTTAGCAGCAGCAACACGCTGTTCAACTGCATCAACTACAACGGCAGTGCTGGTGGCGAAATTTCGGTAATCAGCGACTGTACATTTACGAATTTTACCGGCACCGCAATTATCGGCGGGTGCAATCTTCAAACTTTCGTCATCCACGGCACGACGATTAACGGGGGACTGTCTTCGACGACAGGCGCCGTATGCGGCGTCAACATCACTTTGGGTGGCGCAGTACAGATCAACGACTCCGATGTAATCGGATGTCAGAACAACTTATTGATTAACCCCACGACGGGAAATGTCGTCGCGTCGGTGTTTGTTATGAACACCTATTTCGACAACGCCTTTGGATCATGCATCAAAATTACCGGTGCAGGTGCAACAGTTCGATCTAAATTCACCGGCTGCTCTTTCACGGTCGCCGCGAATCAAACCGGCGTGTCAGCGTTTGAATGCTCGACGACCGTAGCGGCTGGCGCTCAAGGAATGGACATCGTTAATTGCAATGTGCTGAACACTTTTGGTGCAGCCTCGTGCAACGGGTTCAACATTACAGGCGGCGCGGATTATTCAATTCAAGCTTGCAATGTCGCGGGATGGGCGACGGGCCTTAACCTTACGCCGAACCCGACTGCTGGCAGCACGATCGCGCGTATTCAGAACAACGTTATTGGCACCAGCGGCGGTTACGGCGTGAATACGGTGGGAATTCTATTGAACGCGGGTTCGGTTGCTTATGGCGCGTTGGAAATTCAGAACAACGATTGCGCAGGCAGCACGACGCCGCTTACAAACAACTTGACGACGAACGTTCCGACGAACTTTGCTCGCTATCGAATTACCGATAACGCCGGCATCAACCCAAAGGGAACGGTCAACCCGCCGATCGCAACGCCTGTCACTGCCACTACCTACACTAACAACACAGGCTACCGTTGTGTGGTCAAGTACAGCGGCGCGACCATAACTGCGTCTACCCTCAACGGAGTATCTTTCGGCACCGCCGTGGCGAACGCCAACAATTTTGTAACGCTTGATCCTGGTGGTACTATCTCGCTTACTGGAACTACACTTGCGTGGGTTTGGGTCGGAAATTAGGGGCTTGCAATGAAATACCTTTTCATAATTTTGTCGTTCGTCGTTTCCAGCGCTTACGGCGATGCTTTTTCAAACCCGCCGCCTTCGCAAGGCGTTTCGCAAGGAACCGTGCCGGAAGTTATCGGTAGCGACGGCTACGCGCACCCCAATAGCGCGACGTACCCTTTATACGTTTCGGGCGGCGGCAGCGGGAGTAGTTCCGTCACTCAAGGCACATCGCCTTGGGCAGACAATATCACTCAGTTTGGTGGAAACCCTATTGTCACCGGAATTGGTGCTAGCGGCGCGGGTATTCCTCGATTCAGCCTGTCCAGCGATTCGCTAGTCGGCCTTACCGGGACGCTTCCAGCATTTGCGGTGACGCCCACTTTTTTGGCAACGCAATCTGTTGGTTCTAATCTCCATGCCGTGATCGACAGCGGGTCAATCGTTTCAGCGCCTTTGCTGGGATCAACGATGAACACGACGCCAGCCACCGTGACGACAACCGCCGCGCAGATACTTCCTGCCGCGACCAATCCCGTGCTTCGACAAATCTACAACAATTCGACCACATTAACGATCTACATCGGCGGCACATCGGGAATTACGGGGCCCACCAATGCTTTTCCAATCCCGCCGCTTAATTCGTACGATGCTAGCAAATTTTCCAGCGCGGTTTACGCTATTAGCCCTGGTGGGTCTGTCACCGCGTCGCTGATCCAGTATTGAGATAACGCCATGAAAAAAATTCTCTCATTACTGTTTTTGGCGCTGTGCTCGTCTGCTGTTGCCGACGGGCTGATTCCACCCGGAGCTAATTCTAATACTCCTATATCTCCCACAGGGGCGGGCAGCGCTTATGTAGCAACATTGGCTAAACTTACTGCGCAAGATGGAGTGCTACTAGACACTTTTTATCAGACTGGGGACGCCGACGATACCGCTTCGCTTAATCGGGCAGCTGCTACTGGTGTGCCGATCATTTGCAATCGCACTTATATCGTCAACAATTTTTTAACCGGAACAATCCCTCAATTTATTTTGCGGGGTGTTCGAGGGAAATGCGTAATTCAACGCACATCTGCTTCAGGTAGCAATTTTTTTAATGTGGCGGCAGCTAGTGTTTACATTGACGGGGTTGCGTTTGACTCAAACAAGGCGAACGTAACGGCTAACCAGTGGGGCGTCCTTCTGAGCGCTGGTGGCCAGAACATTATTATAACCAATTCCATATTCAAAAATAATAGCGGAACATTGGGCAGCGGCTTATCTATTTTAAGCACAGGTCCTTCTGCAGGTGGCTGGTTTTATCTCGACAACAATGAAATCACGGGAAACACATTTAATCCTTTATTTTTAGGTTCAGTCACGGCTGGAACGGTTACTCGCAATTATGTTCATGACAACAGCAATCCTTCCGTAGTCTCTTCCTACCTGACCGCTAGCAGCACCAACTATTCCAGCAACATCATCGTTGCGAATAATCAATTTGTGCGGAACACCGGGTCTGGGCTGACTGTTGGTGGGTACGGTGCGCCATACAGTTTCACCGTGCCGCCCGCTGTCAGCGTTTCAGTGAAAGGAAACATTTTTCAGGATAATTCAAGCTATGAATTGACCCTACAAGGCGATTACCTTTCGGCTATTGATAACGACATCAATCAGTCGGCTAGCGGAGTTTCGGTTTTTGGAGGAATTGACTGCAACAGTCGCTATCAAGATATTCGGCTAAACAGAATCGTCTTGTCTGGGGCTTCTTACGGAATCGACTGCGGAGGTTCTACCGAAGCAAACATTACCTCGAATAGTCTTAC